AGCAGGCCATCCACCCACTGCCGGCCGCCGCGGATGAACTGCCGGCGATGGCTGGCCGTGGCCAGAAGCTCATCGGTGCCCAGCAGCCAGATCAGCGATCCATTCACACCGCAGATCCCCACCGCCTGCCCGTCATCTGCATCTATGCAACGACAGATTGAACTGGAGTGCCAGCTGCCGTAGACGGCCTCCTCCCCAGTGAGCGAGTGGCTGTAGAGCACTTCGAGCCGGTCCTGTTCTCGGAGCATTTTCGCAATGCGCTCCACCCGTGCAGAAGTTGGTTCAGCCCAGTTCATTGGAGACTCCTCGCTTGACTGCTCAGCAAGCCCACCCACTCGCAGGTGCTGAACTTGCAGGGGTGAACGGTGTCGTTGTGGATCTCGACGATGCAGTTCTCCCCCTTGCTGGCAATCGGGATCTGGAAGACCCCCTCGAAGTAGCGCTTGGTCTCCGGGTCGTAGCCGCCTGACATCGCAGTCCCCAGCGATGAGTTACGGCTGCCCAGCACCGTGCCATCGAACTTGTAGACGGCCATGTCACGGCGTTCAGCCATCACACGCACCTCGAAGAACGATGTCTCGTGGTAGCGAAGCCTGGCGTGCCGCACCTGGGTGCGCTCGACGTTTGCTGCTGCCTTGCCGCCACCCACTTCCTTGTAGAGCTTGAAGCGGGTGAATCGGTACACGAAGTCGTAAACCTCGCCGAAGAACACATCGGCGGTGGACCAGTTGCCCCTGGCCACGATCTGATTGCCGCTGCTGGCCTCGCCAAGCAGCACCCCGCCGCTGCCGGTCATGCCATAGCCGGACCAGGCCTGAGTGGGCGCCTTGATCGTGTACGGCAAGGTCCAGGTGGTCTGCTTCGTGGTGGCGTTGTAGGTGCCAGGAGCCACCCGGATCGCTGCTGGTGTGGCCGTGGTGGTGGACACCCGCCGGTCCAACAGCAGCGGATAGGGGTTGGGGGCCACATCGCTGAGCCGGTCAGCGACTGGCATCTTCTCCAGCCACACCTCCGTGCCGTACTCCACCAGCAGATACATCACCTCCTGGACACAAAGGATCGAGAGGATCTTGTCGGCGCCATTCAGCTGCCAATGGCTCCAGCTGCTCTGAGCACGTTCGGCGCCACCGCCAGAGTTTCGGTAGAAGTATTTGTAGACATAAAGCCGATCAGCAAAGCCGCTTTTATTGGAGAGCGCGAACCATGTATTGCCAGTGTCATTCGCAGCCAGCTTGAACACCTCGGCGGGGATGTAGCTGCTCACATAGCCCGTGAGGTCCGACGCATCCGCCACCAGGGCAGTGCCGGCGCCCCGCACGCTGAACTCCCGGAACTGGCTCCACTGGCCGTTGGCCTGGCAGAAGATGATCGTGCCAGCCACGGGGATCGGCCGGCAGTTGGGGTCGATCTCGTACTGGGTGAGCACCGTGATCACGGCGCTGGCCGGCGTCAGGATCGTCTCGGCCGCGTTGAAGCGGAACTGGATCTGATCGCTGAAGATGATCAGCTCATCCTGGTAGGGGACGGCATAGCGCAGGATCGACACCCGGTTGTTGCTGGCCGTCAAGTCGATCGGGTCGGTGTCCAGAACTGCGGTCACCGTCTCGGGGAAGAACTCGAAGAAGTCCCGCGTGCGGCTCAGGATGACGTTCTCATCAGCCAGAAACCCGAGGCGGTTCTTGTAGACGAACACGTCCTGGATCGGGTAGCCAATGAACGATGGATCGGGGGCGGTGTCGTAATCGCCTGCCGTGCGCTGCCCCCAGCTGGGGATCTCAACTCCGCCCTGCGTGGTGCCGTTGGCCGGGCCGAAGTAGAAGCCGCCGCTGGGGAGCCGCACCAGCAGGTGGGGCATCGTCGCCGAGTTGAGCTTGTACTCCACCCCAGGGCTCACCGTCTCCTCCCAGGCCCCCTCGCCGAAGTCGCCGGCGCCAGAGCGGGGCGCGAACTGGACGTAGTAGCCGTCGAACTTGTTGCCCGGGTCGCCGACGATCTCCACCTGATACCCACGGGGGGCGATCGTTGGCAGCTCGGTGAAGGCCTGGACAGAGTTGGTGATGGCCGTGATGTCGGCGTTGGCCCGTGCGTCCGTGGCCGACACCGTGATCGGGCTCGAGGATTTCAGATGCAGCACGCTGCCCTTGCGCTCGATGGTCACGCCAGAGACGCTGCCGAGCGCTGAAACGATCGAGGCGGCGATGTCCTCGGTGCTGATCCGGTTCTCGGTGGTGGTGGTGCCGTTCACCACCACGGCGGCCACAGCCGTTGTGATCGTGGCCTGGGTGCCATTCACGTTGACCTTGTAGGTCTGGCCGTAGTTGGCCGCCTTCACCCACACCAGCGCCTCGTGGGTGGCCGGCCTGGCCGTGGCCGGCGCCAGCGCGGCGTCCATCGCCGGCACCGCCTTGGTGTTCGAGATGAAGGTGTAGTCGGCGATCGTGGCAGCGCGGATGTCGGCCTTGGCGCTCACCACTGACGACAGGTAGCTGTAGCCGTAGGGGGCGCTGACGGTCTTCTCGTTGCCGTCCAGATCGAACACCTTGATGGCGGTCTTGCCGATCACCACCAGGTACTTCTCGGCCGAGTCCCTCAGGATCTGGTGGAAGTAGACATCGCCGAAGCTGCTGGTGCTGACCTTCGCCACGACGTGCGTGGATTCCCGCTTGCGCAGCCCCTCGGCCAGGGAGCTCATCGCATTGATCTGGATCTCGCCTTGGCTCGGATCGCGCTGCGCATCCGGCTGCTGGCTGATCCCCTGGATCAGGCTCGGGATCGTGTAGCTGACGAGGTTAGCCACGCAGATACCCCCGGTTTCGGCCCAGCAGCCCCAGCCCTGGCGAATAGGTGGGCATCGGCCTGAGGCCAGGGCCACCGCTCAGGCTGTTGGCCTGGGCCTGATCGAGCTCCACCCGCTGCAGCTCCACCAGGGCGGATTGCTCATCGAGAGCGGTGTACTTGAAGATCGAGTCGCTGCTCAGCACCCGGTCGCTGAACACCCGGGCCGAGCGGATCGTCACCCACCGGTTGAAGGCTTCAGGGCACTCGTCCCAGGCCAGCAGCCACACCACATCCGCCTTCAGTGAGCTGATGTCGGCGCCCAGGGTGTAGGTGCGCTTCTCCAGGTCGTAGACCTTCTGGCCCCGCAGCTGGAAGCGGCCGTCCCACTCGTAGGGATCGGTCGCCCAGCTCACCACGTTGGCCGGCACCACGATCTGGTTGGTGCTGCTGTCCTTCACAAACTCGTAAGCCAGCTCGGTGTTCCAGCTCCAGCCCCGCGTCTGCCCCTCCTTGTGGAACTCGAGGATGGTGCGCTCAGCCATCGTCGCCTCGACGATCTGCTGATTCTCCAGGCTGTTGACCGGCTGCTCGCCGATGTTCTGCAGGCAGATGTTCACCGCCTCCAGCAGGGTCGTTCGCCCTGGTGTCAGTGCCTGATTGGCGAGGCCCATGAGCACTCCACAGGTGCAGCACTCATGCTATCGGTGGGCACAAAAAAGCCCCTGCCGGGACAGGGGCTCCTGGAGTTCTCCGCCAGCCTAAGGCTAGGGCAGCTCAATCACGCCAGCACATTCAGCACGCAGCACGCCCATGCCGATCGCCATGCGGGCAACCATCAGGGTGGCCTGGTACATGATGTTGAAGTCCCCGCCAGCAGGAGTGACCTGCAGGCCAGGGCTGCGCAGCGTCAGGGCACCGATGGCATCGCGGTGGAACACGATGGCCTTATTCTTCGACAGGTCCTGCTGGTAAGCAGTGTTCTTGTCGTAGGTGCCGTTGGTGTACGCAGGCTGGGTGACATGGTTGGACATGATCACCGGGATCCCCTTCACCCGCAGCACACGACCGCTGGCAAAGCTGCCGTTCTCACCGCCGGCTCCGTTGAAGTCCGTGTTGATGGCACGGGTGGAATCCAGCAGGTAGTCGTACTCGTCGGGGCCCACGACGCAGAGCAGGTTGTCGGTGGGGACATCCTTCTTCTGCATCGCCACCTTCAGAGCGCTGATCTTGGAGATCAGCTCGTCGCCCTTGGCGTTGTTGGTGGCGCTGGCGTAGCCGGCCGAGAGGGTCTGGCTTTGGCCAATGCGGCCGGCGTTGCCGGCCTTGGCCAGGGGCTCAGTGGCGGTCTTGGCAGCCGCGTAGAGCACGCGAGCTGCACGCTTGTCCCACTCACGGGCCAGGGCCTCGCCAAGCTGATGCGTCACGTCCTGGCGGACGTCCACGTAGTTCATCAGCTCGTCCAGGTCATAGATCACCTGGTCGGCAATTAACAGGCCATCGAGGTTGATGATCTGCTCGTTGCGGTCACCGGGGCTGTTGGTGGCCCCGAGAATCGGGGTGCCCGGAACGTGATAAGCCGCATCAGCACGGCCGCTCACCTGGAAGGCAGCAGATTTGCCACCTTTGATGTTGCGCTCTTTGATCTTGCCCTTGAACACACAAGTGCGGTCAAAGGCATCGAGCAGCTCGGACATGCCGAGCTTGAGGAACAGGGCATCAACTGCACCGGTTCCTTTGACTTGACCAAGACGGTCGAGAGAAACGTTGGCCACAGGCCTATTGGGGTTGCGAGCTCCTGCCCATTGGCCTGGCCATCACGGGGTGTCTCCCTAAGGAGGCCCGGATAGTTGCACCTGTGCAGAACAACTCATGCCCGGATGCTACTGAAACACATTCGAGCGCTGCAAGGTCTTCTCATACCAGGCTCGATATTTTGGGTCCACGTTGTAGAGCCGCTGGCCTTTGCTGTTGGTTTTGCGCATCGCCTCGATCGCCTGCTGATCGCTCTCGAACACGTCGGCCATCACCGGCTTGCCGCCGCCGATCAGCTCGGGCTCTCCGGCCTGGCGCTGGCTGGTAGCCCGCAGCTGCAGTTGCTTGATGGCAAAGCGAGCCGCCGCTTTGTTGCCGCTGTCCACTGCCGCGTTGTAATCGGCCAGGTCCTCGGCGCTGAGGTTGGCAATGGCCCACTGGCTGAGCTGCTGGAACTCCTGATCACCGCCCACCAGGGCCTTCAGTTCGGCCACGTCCGAATCTGAAAGTGACGTGTCCGAACTTTCGGACGCAGCGGCCGGCGCCGGCTTGACCCCCTGGAGGTAGGTCTCCACCAGATCGCGTGGCAGCCCGCCTTTGCCGACGAGGGCATCGACATAGGCGCTCACGTCCTCTCCGGCGTGGACCTTCTGGGCCATCTCCAGCGGGTTGATTTCTGCAGCCTCAATGGCAGTGGCCACCGTGTCGCCGTAGAGCTGCTTGCCCAGGTCAGGGGTGTACTGCTCTGGGGTGAACTGCCCCCCATCAGCAGGCTGTTGCGGCTGCTGGCCGCGGCTGCTGATCAGCTTCTGCGCTTCGAGGTAGGCCTTCTCCAGCTCCTCGGTGCTCTTGAACTTGCCGGCCAGCAGCTGCTCATCCTCGCCCTCGTCGGCCTGGCCCTGCTCGGCCGCGGCGATCTCGGCCTCCTGCTCGTTGACCTCAGCCAGGAACTGATCGAAGACATCCTCCTGGCCGGGGCCCACCAGGGCCCTGAGATCAGCGGTGTCGGTGGTGGTGGTCATGCGGGTTGTTCAGTGGGTTGGGGTGCGGCCACCTCCTGGGCGGTGGCGGCGGCGTTGGCCAGCTTCTGCGGGTCGGCCATGCCGGCCGCCATCGCCTGCTGGGCCATCGCCATCTGCTGCTGCTGCTGCTGTTCCTGGGCCAGCTGCTCGTCGGTCTTGACCAGACCGATGAGATCCATGCCCATCGCGCCAGCAAGCCGGCGGATCAGCTCAGACGGCAACACGTAGGTGGCGATGTTTTCGGGCCCCAGCGTCTGCTGGAGGATCGTCATGAACCGGGCGGTCTTCTCCAGGTCGTTGCCCCGGCCCAGGGCCGCCAGGCCCACGCTCACCACCGGCTTGACCAGATCCTTGGGCAGCGTGGGGAGCTTGCCCTTGCTGGTCAGGATCGCCAGCCTCCGCGCCACATAGCGCTGCTGGAACTCGGTGGTGAGGATGGCGTAGATCGAGCCGAGGCTGTTGTCGAGCTGCAGCGCCTGCAGCCTCACCTCCTCAGCGGTGGTGCGCTCGGAATCGCGCACGTCGGCGAGCATGAAGGCCTGGCTGAGGCGGGCCTCGATTCGGGCCAGGCCCTGCATCGCCACGCTCAGATCCTGCGCCTTGTTGACCTGGATGGTGGTCACGTCGTCGGGGTTGCCCGGTAGGTAGGCGCCGTTCGGGGCCTCGGCCAGCTTCTTCGGGTTAGCGATGCCGCTGGGTTTGACCAGGTGCTTCACCTGGGCGCTCACCAGGGCGCCCTCGGCAATGGCCTGGCTCAGGGCCTCAGCGGTCTGCAGGTCAGCGATGCACGCCGCCTCCACGTAGCCGGGGCTGTAGTCATGGCCGTCGATGCGGTACATCCGCAGCGGCAGCCAGGGCGATTCGGTGGCGCTGGCGGTGCCGCTGGTGCCGGGGATCTCCTTGCCCTTGACCTCCTGATACCACTTGACCTTGCTGCCCTCCCATTCGATGTGGGTGTAGAGCCGCACGGTGCGCTCGTACTCCGGCGTCATCTCGTCGTCTTCCGACTCGACGATGCCTGTCACTTCACCGTCGGCCTCCTCCAGCAGTGCCCGCACCTTCTCGGGCAGGCTTTCCACCGAGAGCTCCTCGCAGACGATCGCCTCAATGGGGTTGCCCATCGGGTCGCGCCGGCACACGTAGCGGTTGAGGTGGATGCACTTCAGCCCCTTCTCGCTGACGTAGAGCAGCGCGTTGCCGCTCACCAGCAGGTGCATGATCATTTCGTGCACCGCCACCCGATCGTTGGAGGTCTCGATGGAGCGCAGCACCGCCCGCTCAAGCCGGGCCAGCGCCAGATCGAACTCGGATTTGGCCTTGCCCAGCTCCTCCGGGCTGGCGCCCTGAGCAGCCAGCTGCTGCTCGTTCTTCGCCATCTCCATCTCGTCGATGGTGAAGCGGAAGAAGGTCTCAGTCGGCGGCAACAGGGCCAGGGTCAGGCGGCTGGCCAGGTTGTGAACGCCCCTGGCACCGATGCCATTCCACGGGTGGGAGAAGGTCTCGTTCTGGTGGGAGGTGTGCTCGTCGTTGAGGGGGATCAAGTACGGCAGGGTCAGCCGTGCCGCCGAGCGGGCCCTCTCCAGGTAGTAGTTGCGGTCGCCTTCAAGGCTCCGGTAGCGCTTTGAGCAGCTCATCTCAGCCTCCGAGGTTTACGCCAACGCCCTGACCGGTCTTCGATGAACCGATCCGCAGGCTGTCAGCTGCCGTTGCGCCGCGCCGCCGCCTGCCGCCCTGTTCGTCTGCGCTTGGCGCCTGCCCTGTCACGGTTGCCGTTGGGCCGCTGGCCGCTGGCCGCTGGCCGAGCGCCCGAAGGGAGGTCGATGCTGCGCCGGCCGCGAGCTTCTGGGCGGCAATCAACCGCTCCTGTTCAGCCCTTTGCCTGGCAAGCTCTTCCGCCTGGCGGCTCTGTTCCTCGGCCTGCTGCCGCTCTTGCTCCTGCCGCTGGGCTTCCATCTGCTGCATCTGCTCTTGCTGCTGTTGGCGGGCAAGGTCGGCCTGCCGCTGCTGCTCGGCAACGACGACCTTTTGCTGTGCTTCGGCCTGCCGCTGCTGCTCGGCCTGCCTGGCCTGTTCAGCAGCGATCTGTTGGGCGACGCGCTGTTGCTCAGCCCTGGCCGCTGCCTCCTGAGCTGCCACCTGGGCAGCGGCCTGGCGCTGAGCTTCCTCGTTGGCGTGGTGCTGGTTTCGTCCTGAGTTGCCGGTGCACATGATCAGACCCCGATGTTGATGCCAGTTCCGGTGGTCGTTGAGACCGAGCCCGGCATGATCTTTAGGCTCTCCCTCTGCTTTTTCTTCGGCTGCGGCGGCTCGGTTGTCTGAGCATTTGATGGCGTGATCTGGGCGGTGTTCACGCCATAGGACGACTGCACCATTGCCGCGTTCTCACTGGCTGCAGCAGCAGCAGCAGCAGCCTGATCAAGCTGAGCCTTTTGGCTTTCGGCAGCCATCGCCTCTCTGGCCTTCTCTGCCTCGGTCTTGAGCCCGCTATCAAAGGACGCCCGCTGCTTTGCCAATTCGTCCGACTGGCGCTTGGCCTCGGCATTGGCCCCATCGATCTGTTTCTGCAGCGAGTCCGCAAAGGCTTTCTGCTGCGCAGCGGACTGCTGGCGGAAGGTCTCTAGCGACGCAGATTGCCTGTCCAGATCGGCCTGGCTGGGCCTCTGGTAGATGATCTGGGGCGCTTGTGGTAGAGCGCGAGAGAAGCACATGGCTACACGGTGGTGATGTTCAGGCCGGCGCCGCTGGCCTCGCTGACGGATGAGCCCTGGTCCACCCGATCAATGCGCAGGCCGCGCTTGCCCTTGGGCTTGACCAGCCCCTCGCGGTCGGTGCCAACCACTGGCGGCTTGGCCGTGGGCTGGGGCGGCGGGGCCCCGATCAGCGCAGCCATGCGGGCTGCATTGGCCGCCGTGTCGTTGGCCCGCTCAACCTTGAAGTCCCGCGTCTCAGTCAGCACCCGCTCCTGGCCCTTGAGGGCCTGGTTGAGCTCCAGCTGCTTGAGCATCATGGTGCCCTCCTGCTGCTGACGCATCAGGTCCATTTGCACCTGGGCCTGACGGTCGTAGGCGCCGGTGTCAGGCATGGTGATCACCGCCTGGCTGCCACCGCCGCCACCTCCAAAGCACATCAGAGGCCCTCCAGATTCAGCGGGTCAGCCTGCTGTTCATCACGCAGCTTGCGCAGGTAGCTGATCACCTCCTGTTGGCCGATCCAGAGATCAATGTCCCGATGGGTCATCGACCGGCTGGGGACATCGGGGAAGACATCGCTCAGCTTCTGGATCAGCTCATCAGTGACGATCGGCTGTAGCACAACTGCAGGGGTGCAGATCAGCCTCAGGCTACCGGGGGGCTCCACAACAGGGGAGTGCGGGCTCCCATGTCATACTCGCCGGCCCGAAGGATGCGAGCACAGCGGGCTTGGGTGATGACGTAGGGCTCGCCATAGCCCTTCTTCTCGTAGGCCTTGAGCACCTGCTGCCACATCTCCACCTCTGTGGTGCAACCGGAGAGCAGCTTCTCCGCGCCGACAGCGCCAATGCCTGGACAGCCGGGGTAGTTGTCACTGGTGTCGCCCGTGAGCACCTGGCCGTAGAAGTTGCGGTCGGCCTCCAGCCGGCTCACCTCCTTCACCTCGCCATCCCTCAAGTGGAGGCCCGGCAGGGTGAGCATGTCCTTGTCGATCGAGGCGATCACGTCGCCCTCCTCGTAGAGCACGCCCAGCACGTCGTCGCCCTCGATGTCGGGGAGGCGCATCACCTGCCAGCCACGGGCCGGGCCGGCCTTGTCCACCCACTCCACCAGATGCCGGTAGCCGGCTGGCTTGCGGTACTTCTTGCGGTTGGCCTTGTACTGGGGCCACACGCCATACCTGAATGACACCCGATCGCTGAACACCAGCACGGGTGTGTGGTCGGGGAGGGTGTCGCGGATCTCGCCGATGGAATCCTGGAACAGGGCCTGCGCATCGCCGTGGCGACAGAGGTAGGTCCAGTCATCCGGCGCCCATTCCGCCTCGTACTCGCAGGCCGCAGCAGCCCGGTAGAGGTACACCTCGGTGTCGATGAGGGCTTTCATTGCCCTGCCTCCGGCTGCGGCACCGGCAGCGCGTGGTGGGGGAGCCAGTGGGTGGCAGAGATAGGAGTCCAGTTGTGGTATGAGCCAGCACGCCAGATGACGGCCTCTACAAACCACCACTCTTCCCGTTCAGGAAACCACCACCAGCAATACCCAGCGTCAGTTTCTTCAAACGGTCGCCCTAAGCAATCCTCCGGCCCCGGCAGCCGCTCGCTCACCGGGATCGGCTTGATGGCGGGGCGGCCCCAGCGGGCGAGCACGGCGCGATCTTCTTGGTCGATGCCAGCCCTGGCGCGGGCCGCCGCCACCCGCTCCACCAGCGAGCCGGCGGGGGCTGGACCAGCTGTCAAGGAATCCTTGACACTTGGCTGCACGGTCTCAATGTGCGCGTGCTGGGTGGCCTCCAGCAGCTCCACCCTGGCGCGGAGCTCGAGGAGGCAGGCATTACTGATGTGGCTCCCAAGGCTGTCGGCCCAGTCTTCGATTTGCGCCCACTGCTCGGGCGTGGCCTTGTGGTTGGTCATGGGTGAGTAGATGAAATCTCTAGGGTGTTTGCTCCGGCACCAGCAGCGCGTGGTGGGGGAGCCAGTGGGTCCACTCCTCGTGGTCACCATCTGCCGCCCAACACAGGCACCATGCGGTCAGGTACCGGCTCCACCACCAGCACACCCCGTCTTCATCGCAATCCTCCGGCCCCGGCAGCCGCTCGCTCACCGGGATCGGCTTGATGGCGGGGCGGCCCCAGCGGGCGAGCACGGCGCGATCTTCTTGGTCGATGCCAGCCCTGGCGCGGGCCGCCGCCACCCGCTCCACCAGCGAGCCGGCGGGGGCTGGGGCAACTGTCAAGGATTCCTTGATGGTTGGATGCTGAGCGGCCTCCAGCGCCTCGACCCTGGCGCGGAGCTCAACAAGGACGCAGGAACAAGGGTCGTCCCACCGCTTTGCCTTTTCAATTTCGGCCCACTGCTCGGGCGTGGCCTTGTGGTCGGTCATTGGAAGTCGTAGAGAAAGTGACTAAGAGGGGGTGCTCTCCAGCTCCTGGGCGATGTTCCGCAGCTCCCGGCGGGTGCGCGGTGTAGGAGTCCAGCGGCAAGGTCCATCGCCGGTCCAAGGGCCAGCGTGGTGGTCGGCCAGGACCCGGAGCGCGGCTGCCAGGCACACCTCCTGCCAGTTGCCCTCCAGCGGACCGAGCAGCTCGTAGCGTTCGTCAAAGGCTTGGACGATGGCGGCAGCGGCGGGGCTCAGCTCAGTCATGGTTGCCCTCCAGCTCGGCGGCGATGGCGAGGAGTTCGGCGCGGGCCTTTTGGTTGGCGTTCCAGCTTGGCCACGGATCGTTGAAAGAGGCAAACGGCTGCTCTGAAGGTTCTGGTTCCTCCGGCACCACCTGATCCACAGCAGCTCGCAGAGCAGCGGCGACAGTGGGGGCATCCAGCTGCCAGCCCATATCTCGGATTTGCGGTTGATCGCTGTACAGGGCAAGCACGGCATCCTTTACTGCTTGCGCGGCGGGGGACAAGCTCATGCCTCCACCTCCGGCGCCATCAGTATCTGCCGGAGCGGCAACGGCAGCGCGTGGTGGGGGAGCCAGTGGGTGTACGCACCATCGCTCCCATTCCCCACATACCTGAGCTGGACCAGCTGCCATCTCCACATTGCGCCTGCAGTAGTCCAGATCCAACACCTCCCCTCTTCATCACAATCCTCCGGCCCCGGCAAGCGCTCGCTCACCGGCACCGGCTCGATGATGGGGCGGCCCCAGCGGGCGACGGCGTATCTAATGGCAGGGATCAGGTCGCCGTCACAGTGCTGTTTCTTGACCAGGTACTGAGCTGCTGCTCTGATCTGCGCTTCTGTGGCGATCAGCGGCACACGG